GCGCACGAGGTGGAGCTGGCCCGAGTCCGCAAGGACGCCGACATTATGCGGAGCGTGCTGACGGCGATTGATAAGAATTGGAGCGTGAAGGCGTATGTACCCAAGGTCAGGATTCAGGCGGAGGGAAGATGAAAAACAAATTATTTATTAAATATTTCCATGAATTAACAAGGCCGGAGTATAGGAAATTCTGCAAGGGCAATCCACACATGACGTATGCAGAGATAGAAAAGCGATACCCCCAACCCCCGTGGTGCAATTATCCAGAGGCCGTTATGGGAGTCATGGGGTGCTGGTCACTAACAAGTTTCATGGTCAAGGGTAGGGAATATTGCGTCACCTGTGATTGTCTCAAGAAAAAGGTCAAGCCATGACCCCCTCCGTCGCCGTCATGAAAATTATGGTCGATCATCGAGGAGAGGGCGCGGCCGAAGTGAAAGAAAACGGAAGTATGGCTGACTACCTTGACGGAATTCAAAACGCCCTTGCCAAGCTCAAGAAAGCGAAGGAGAGAGCATGAACATCGAGTCATTTCTTGACAATCCCCCAATTTGGGTCTATGAATTAAGAGCACGACCGCGGCGGCGGTCAGGAACCCTCCTCCGAAAAAGGGGCCGAGCATGAGACGAGAGACAAGCCGTAGTCGGCGGGGACAAACAGTCCCAGAAGATCCTCCCTCTCTACTCGGCCCCTTCTCACACAGGGGCGAGGGACCCACGAAGGAGGGAAAATGACGACAACGATTATGGCCGGATTCGAGGCCCTATGGGCCAAGATCGGCGGAGGCTCAGGGTTCACGTTCGATGAGATCTTGGCGCAGGCATCCTCCGAGCAACTCGCCGGAGAAAACTTCTTCATCACCCATCACGACGAACGCTACATGATCCCGAAGGAGGCCGTCGAAGCCTACTTCCAGACCCACGCTCGCCCGGGCGGGAAGATGTCCCGCGAGGAAGAGAAGGCCGCCCTGCTTCACCGCATCAGCGAACTCGAGAGCCTTGTGGCGAATCTCCGCCAGAGCCAGGTCAAGCCCGCGCCCGCGGCCCCGGCGATGGTGTCCAGCGTCGAAGATGCGCCAGCCAAGGACGACTCCGGGGACTCTCTTTTCGACGGTCCCGCCGTCCATTCCCCAGACTCCGCGGCCAACGCCGATTACAAGAAAGACCTAGAGAAATCCCTCAAGGGAAAGCAACCGCTCCGCGCAAATAAATGAGCTTTCACGGAAAGGGCGCCGACGGCCTAAACGATCTCACGAGGAAATTCCTCGAGAATTACAAGAACGTCAATTTCGATCCCGCCAAGCGGAAAGAGGCGCTCATCCAGTCCGGATATTCCGAGACGACCGCCTCCAAGCAAGGCTACGCCATCGAGAGATCAATCAAGCCGCACATTCTCCGTGCCATGCGGAAGGCCAAGATCGGGCCGCAGCGCCTAACCCAGAAACTCTCCGACCTCTTGGAATGTCCCGGTGAGCCGACGATCCAACTCCGGGCTCTCGACATGGGGCTTCGTCTCATCGACGCCTACCCGAACCCCAAGATCACGTCGCAGAGGCTCGAGCATCGCCAAGTCACCGCGGACCTGGACACCCTCCGGGTCGCAGAGGAGGTTACGGGAGAGAGGATTATTGACGCCCTGCCGGAACACTACGAAGACGAAGATGATTCCCTCGGCCCAATATAGACCCAGGGCCGTCGCCGGCCGCCCGCCCGAATGGTGGCGGAAAAATATCAAAGCTCTTTATTTCCTCTGCAAGGTCGTCCTCCGAACCGTCTGGGAAGATAAATTTCACGACCTAGGGGAACTCCATCGGTCCCTCTGCAATTTCCTCGACCCCTATGTGACGCCCGGGCGGAGGAAAATGATCTCCGTATTCCGGGGATCCTACAAGACTACCGTCCTCCTGGCCTACGTCGTCTGGAACATGATTAGGTCGATCGAGGAAAACCGCCCGGTCTCGATCTGCTACAACACGTCGACCAAAGACAACGCCGAAATCTTCATGGACGACTTCCAACAGATCCTCAAGGATTGCGACATCCTCCGCCAGGTTTATCCATGGTGGCCGAAAGCCGACGTGGCCTATCGCCGAAAGACCAAAACCAAAGTGGAATTCGGACATTTCAAGTTTTATGTCGCCTCACTCGATGTCCGCCAGGTCTCACGCCATTTCACGATCTGTATCAACGACGACCTCGTGAACGACGACAACGCCTTCTCTGAGGTGGAGCGGGCCAAGGTCCTCAGAAAGTGGCGTCTCCAGAAGTCGATTTTGACCAAATACTCGAAGACGGGGGTCGGAACCGAGATCGATGTCGGGACACCCTATCACTCGCAGGACCTCATGGCCCACATCATCAAGAACGTGAAGGGATATGCGAAATTCATCGTTCCCTACAAGATGAAAGCCGCGGACGGAAGCGAATATCTGACCTTCCCGGAGGTGTTCACCTGGGAGGACTTTGACGAGATACGCGAGGATCAAGGTGCCTCGATCTTCGCCACGCAATACGAACTCAACGTGATCGACGACGTTGACCGGATCGCTTACGAGGGCATGCTCCGATATTTCAAATTTGCCCCGGAGGTTTATAACCGATACCTGATTGTCGATCCCGCCGGGACGGAGAACAAGCGGAACGACCCATCGGCCTTCGTCGTCATCGACGTGGACCCCGGAGGGATTTTATATCTCCACTACGCGCAACATCATTGGCTCAAACCCGTCGCCATGCAGACATTCGCCGAGGACCTGGCCCGGACCTACAAGGTCGACGAGGTTTATTACGAGCGGGACAAATACACCATGTCGATCAAGGACACCGTGGAACACTCCGGCAGCAATTTCCAGATCTCGTTCGTGGAGGCCGGGGGCCGGCCCAAGCCGAAGCGTATCCATAAACTCAAGCAGTATTTTGAAACCGGCCGGATCATGGTGGCGCAGGGGATGAGGGACTTTGAAGACCAACTCCTCACCTACCCGGACTGCCGGCATGACGATATTTTAGACGCTCTGGCCTATGCGCTCGACATCATCGACGCCCCGAACAAAAAATACGCACAAGACAGAGACCGGGATGAGCCCGTAGATGAATTCGCTGAGGAAATGCGGGGAGCGTTCGCTAAAATCCGCGAGGCCCGAGAAGGCTACAACCAGGACGCATTTTTTTAGACGGAGGAGAGAATGAACGAAACGCAAATCGCAAATCTACAGGAAAAAGTCTCGTCGATCGACAAAAAACTCGACGCCCTCATCAAGGCAACAACCGCGATGGCCGAGGCTGTCATCCAACAGATCAAGTCCGATGTCGTCGTGAAGGAAAAGATGGAGAAGTATTTTTCAGAAGAGATCCGTCTACTCGGACTCGAGGAAGAAGATCGCAAAACCAAGGGCACCGAGGCGGACTCCAAGTACTGAGGTAGAACATGGCCAAAAAGAAAGAAAAAAAGCAGGATCCCGAGCCAAGGGACGAGTCTCAGGACTCCGGTCCCGAGGAAAAGGAGACTCCTAAGTCCCAAAAGTGGCTCAAGGTCAACGGCGAGGACAAGGACCCCCTTGAATTCTGCGCCTGGATCAACTCCCAGGTCACGAAGGCCCCCGTCGTCAAGGAACACCACGGGAAGTGGAAGGAACTCCTCGAATGGAAGGAGGGCAATCAGTTCTCCGAGTGGGACGGCACCCTCGTCAAGCCGGTCAATCTCAAGGTCCGCAAGAAGCAGGTGATCATCAATTTCATGAAGCCCCTAGTCGAGGTGATCGAGGGGAAACTGAATTTCTCCTATTCGATCGTCGGGAACCCGAATTCGTCCGAGAACAAGGACATCGTGGGCTCCCAGGTGGCGACGAAGATGCTCGCCTACAACGATTACGTCGTCAGCATGGACGGCCTCATGGAGGAGATGAAGGAAGACCTGATCTCCCTCGGGATCGGCGTTATCAAGGTCCCTTGGGACAAGTCCTGGAACGGGGTCATGGCCCCCAAGTTGGCCGAGGGCGGCGTCGACGAGAAGAAGCAGGTCAAGGAGCCCGGAGAGTGCGTCCCGCGCTGCGTCTCGATATTCAATGTCAGGCCAGATCCGACGGCCAAGAGTCCGAATCAGGCCCGATGGGTGACGGAACTGATCGAACTCAACCGGGACGACATGCTCTCCCTCTACCCGTCCGCCGAGAGTTACCTCCTCGAGCTCGACGCCGGCCAGAACAAGAAGGCCGAGGGCCGGAACAAGAACCTCCAGGAGGAGGACCCGGACGAGCCGACGTATCTCATCAAGGAATTCTGGGAGAAGTCTGGTGAGGACTACCCCAAGGGCCGCCTCGTAGTGACCTGCGAAGACCGAATCCTGCATCAGGGCCCTAACCCGAGCCCAAAGGGCCTCCTGCCGTATTTCTTTTTCTACTACAAGAAAAACAAATACACCTTCTGGTCGAAGGGATGCCTGCACCACGTCCAGGGGATCCAGCGCGAATTCAACCGAACCACGTCGATCATTTCCGAGCACATCGAAGCCTGGAAGCCGAAGATGATGGTCGGGAAGGGAGCCCTGGCCCGGCAGAACTCCATGACGATGGATGAGTTTGAACTCGTCGAGGTGGATTTCTCCCGCGGGGAGCCTCGGCCGATGGCCATGCCGGAACTCTCTGTCCAGGTAGGGGCTTACCAAAATTTCCTCCTCTCCTCGAAGGACATGGTTTCCAATATTCATGAGATTTCCTACTCGAGGCTCCCGCAATACGCCTCCCGCGCCCCCGCTTCGCTCTACGCCCAGATGGTCGAGCAGGAGGACAACAAACTCGCCCCCATGGTGAAGGCGATCAACGCCACGCTCATCGAAATGGCGAAATTCCGGCTGATGATGATGCACGACCACTACGACCGTCCGCGCCTCGTCAAGATCATGGGCGAGAACCGGAAAGCCACGGTCGCCTGGTTCGACAAGACCGACCTGGCCGAGAATTTTGACGTTCGGCTCGAGACCGGCGTATCCGTCAATCAAAGCCAGGCCGTCCAGGCCCGCGTGATGCTCGAGATGTTCGACAAGGGGCTGTTCGACAAGACCGACCGCAACCGAATTATCCGTGCCCTCCATTTCGGGTCTGCCGAAAACGACTTCCTCACCGACCTCGCGGACTCCGCGAAGGCAATGCGCGAGAACCAGAAATTCATCGACGGCTCGGGATGGGAGAAAGTCAAGGTCTACCTCCACGACGATCACGTCCTCCACATGCAGTATCACACGAACGTGATGAAATCGGAGGAGGCCGAGGAATGGGATCAGGACCGATTCGGAGCCCTCGACCAGCACATCATAGACCATTACACTCTCCATCAGGGCGTGCAAGCCGCGGAGGCCCTTGGGAACGCCGCGAAGGGAGGCCAGCCGGCCACCCCACAGAATCCCGCAGCACAGGCCGCTACGGGCACGGGAGAGGCCACGGGTGCCCAGGCCCCGACCGGAAATCAGCCCGGGCCTCCGCCTGGCGCCGAGGCGATCCAGGGCGGAACGCCCATGCCCGGAACGTAATTTCGCAAGGAGAAAACCATGTCAATAGTAACGCTCGTCGTAACCCTCGCGGTCGTCGGCCTTCTGCTCTGGGGGATCAACCAGATCCCGATGGAAGGCACGATCAAGAAGATCCTGAATGTCGTCGTCATCATCGCCGTCATCCTCTGGCTCCTGTCCGCCTTTGGGCTTTTGCAGGGCGTTGGGTCCATTAGGACCGGGCGATAAATCTTGACAAACGCGATTTTTAAGTTTAAATCATAGGCAGGAGTGACAATGGCAAAAGACCAAGAACCCACCGAAAAGGTTGAGGTTCAGTCTCCGTCCCAATCTCCGAAGTTACCCGAAACGGGATTCTTCCAAGGCGACCGCATGGCCAAATTCGTCGAGGAATCCGGACTCATGGACGAGCAACCGGCCGCGCCGAAGGTCGAAGCGAAGCCCGCGGAAAAGAAGCCCTGCCCCAACTGCCCTCCCGAGGACGCGAAGGCCAAGCCGGAATCGCCGGCAGCCCCCGCGAAGCCGTGGAAGGTTCTCAAGGTGGGCGGGAAGGAACTCCCGGTTCGAGACGAAAAACATCTCGAAGAACTTGCCCAACAGGGGGCCGATTACACTCAGAAGCGTCAGAAGGACGCCGAGTGGGAACGAGACCTGATCTCCCGAGAGAGGAAAATCCTCGAACTCGAACCCTTCCTGCGGAAGATATCCGACAACCTCGATGCACAGGGCAAGCCGGCGACGGCGACCAACATCGAGGCCGAGCGGAAGAAACTCGCGGCGGAAGGGGAAGTCCCGGAGGACGCCGAAGAACCCTTGGACCCCGTAGCGCGGGACAAGATCAAGGCCCTCGAGACCGAACTCAAGGATCTCCGATCCAAGGTCGCCCCGACCGTAGCCAGAGCCGAGCAGGCCGAACAGGCCCAAGCCCAGGCGACGATCAAAGGTGCCATGGACGCGGAACTCGAGAAGGCCAGGACAGAATTCCCATTCGACGATGTTCTCGACGAAGAGACGGGGAAGAAGATTTCCGACGACGTTTTTTCGGGGATTTTCGTGCGAACGGTGCTGGACGACGACGCCAAGATGAAGTCCGACCCATCGTTCAAGATGAAGACCCTCGCGGAATACATGAAGGCCACGGCCAAGCAAGTCTACAAACTCCAGCAAGCCTACGGGGGCGGCAACGGGAACGGAAAGACCTCGGCCGAGTCCATAAAGGAATCCCATCCGGAAATTTACGAGGAGATCTCGCAAGCGGCCGTAGCCGACTACCTGGCCAAACAGCGAGACATCCCCGGTTCCCCGCGGGCTCGCTCGGAAGCCGCCCGGACTGATCGGTCCTCCAGCAAAAGCAAGATCTCGGGACTCGACGATGCCCTCGACAGGGCGATGAAAGACCCGGAGATCGAAGCCGAAATTCACAGAGTAGGCCAACGACCCCGAGCCTAGAATTTCGTTTGGAGGATTATTATGCCCTCAGTTTTTGGTATGGGTAACGCCCAGACCGACAAACTCTTTCTCGAGTATATTCTTCCCGGTCTGAGCGTGGAAATCCGTGAGAACTCGAAGATGTATGACCGCTTCGGCACGGATACCAAGTCCGTCAGCGGCAGCAAGGCGACCTTCAAGGCGATGACCGGCTCTCCGAAGTCGGCCCGGCCTTCGTCCAGTTCGACGCTGCCGACGGCAAAACAGGGAACCTACAAAGAATTCAACCTCTTCATGAAGCGCGGCATGTATGCCACCCTTCAATTCGACGGCCTGGCCCTGGCCTGCGGTAAGGGCAAGGGCGCGGTCATGGACGTCCTCAAGGCCGAGACCAAGGGGATCACCATCCAGATCGCCAACAAACTCAACCGGCAGTTCTGGGGCGACGGCTCGGGGCGGCTTTCCCAGGTCGCCGGGGCTGTCTCCAATTCTGTGACCGTCGTCGTCGACGGTCCGCTCTTCGGTCAGGACGCCAACTTCCGGACGAACCCGGCTCAATACCTCGACGAGGAACAGGAGATCGATATCTACGACACCTCCGGAAACCTCGAGGCCGATGCCGCGGAGATTTCGGCGATCGTCGACAACGGAGACGGGACGGCTACCCTGACCATGAGTTCCGCGGTGACGTGTTCCAATAACGCCTACATCTTCGACACGGACACCTATTGCGCATCTCAGGCGGCCGGCACCGGCGTCCCGATGGGCCTGCGGGGCATCGTCAGCGCGGACAACCCCTACGACGGCATTACCTCCGGCCTTTTCCAGGGCCAGGACAGAACCGCCGCCGG